TGCATCAGCTCGAGATCGGCGTCGTCCGGCAACAAGGACAGGGATCGATCGCGGGGCTGGACGATCACCAGCTCCAGTTCCTTGATGCGCCAGTCGTCCTTGGAGAAGACCGCGCCCGCCGCGTAGAACTTGAGCTGGGCGCTGTCCTCGGCCGACACCGACACCCCGGCCCCGTGCTTATAGTCGAAGCTGACCAGCCGCCCGAGCTTGGGGTGATAGACCATGGCGTCAACCGTGCCGCCGACTTCGCCCTCGGCGCCCGGCACGTCCAGCTCGAACTGAGTCTCGACGTAAAGCTCGGCTTCCTTGGTCTTCGCCAGCTCATGCGTCACTGCGTTGAGATAGACCACGACCGCGTCGCACATCTCCTGGGTGACGGGATGATCCGGCCACTCAGGGAAGGCAGCACCGATGAACTCGGTCGGGTGCTGGTCCTTCGTCAGACACAGCGCCGCCAGATGGTGCGCGGCCGAGCCTTCATTGGCGTAGCGAGAGCCGGCCTTGGGCGGCAAGGTCTCGATCAGGGCAGTCGAACCGGCGCAGTTGATATATCGGTCTGCGCCGGAGCCGCCGAAGCGATAGTGCTTCATATCAGTCGATCCTTCAAAAGCAGTCCAGGGTCGAAAGCCATCACTTCAACAGCGCGATGTAGGCGGCGAAGTCCTTGGGCTGCAGAGGTCCGAGGCGATCCACCGGCTGGCCTTCCACGGTCAGGAAGTTGGCGCGCAGGATCTCGCGGGCCTGCTTCATCGAGCCCTTGCCGGTGTTCGGATCGCAGAAGGCCGTGGTCGCGGCTTCCACGTCGGCGCGGGTCGGCTGTCCATCAGCGGCGTTCACTTCACGGATTTGAGCGGCGAGCGTCCCTTCATCGGAAGTAGAGGGGTGCGAGCTTTTCGATGATATATCGATGCACGTCGCGGGAGAACTCGCTTCGAGCTGGGGGCGCGAAGCAGCCTCCATCTCGGCCTTGGTGCGGCGCGTGCGACGAACCGTTTCCTCGGCGACAGCGGCTTGCTCCATCGTCTGGACAGCTTCTTCCGGCGCAACCACCTTGGCAGGCGCCGAGGTCGTCGTGCCCCGGCCAAGGGTGCTCAAGCCGTTGATCGTCTCGATCAATTCGGCTGCGGTGTCGGCGATAATCTTCAATTCGATAGCCACGGGTGTCTCCTGTGTGGGCTGTTAATCCGTTTAGGAGCCTAAGCGCGTTTCGCTCAGGCCGTCAAGCGTATTCTTGATCGTGAATTTGCGCGATCGCGGCGGTCTTCCTGGTGACCACGGCCGACACATGCTCGTCGATCGAGCCCGCCAGAGTGATGAACCGCGCATGGACGGATCGGGTTTGCCCGATGCGGTGGCAGCGCATGATCGCCTGGGCGTTGCCGGCCGGCGACCAGTCCGACTCGAACATGATGATGTCGGCCGCCGCCGTCAGCGTCAGTCCCGTGCCCGCAGCTTTGATATTTCCGACAAGGACACGGACTGAGGGATCGGATTGGAACCGTTCAACCGCTTGCACCCGAGCACTTTCCCCGACCGATCCGTCGATATGAACACAATCGAACCCTGCCAGGGCAAGTCCATCCCCAATCGTCCGCAGAGCCCGTACATGGATTCCCATGACCACAACCTTGTCCAAGCCATTGTGCAATTCCTCTTTCAGAAGCTCCAAGAAGGCCGGAGCCTTCGCCTCGCCGACCAGCCGGCGCAGGGTCGCGATGTGTTGAGCGTCCAGGAACGACAGCCCGCCGCGCTCCACGGCGTCGATCACGGCCTTTTCCATTCCAGGGTGTTCACGCAGCAGGGCGCGGATTTCCTCGGTGTCGCCGTCCACGGTCGTCGTGGTCAGCCAGATCGGTGGAAGCTGCACGCCGGCCTCGGCCTTGGTGCGCCGCAGACTGAAGCTCGATAGGGCCTGCTTCAGCTCAGCCAGCTTCTCTTTCCTGGGGCTGTGTGACTCCGAGAAGGATGACAGCTTGGATTTGAAATAGCGATTGCAGAAGGTGTCGCGGCTGAGCGGTGTGGCCCGGCAGAATCGCATGATCGACCAGCAGTCGGCGGCGTCATTGGGGTTGGGTGTGCCGGTCAGGAACCAGGCGTAGGCGCCCCAGCGCGCCAGGCCGGAGGCGCCATCACACTTAGACCCCAACAGAGAGATCGTGCGCTGCGCCGAAGGGGATTTAATATAGTGCGCCTCGTCGAACACGATCACGTCGATGATGTCGCCGGTCATGCGCGGCGCCCATTTGACGGCCATCTCGTAGGACAGCAGCAGTACGTCGGCCTTACCGCGCAGCCAGGTGTTGAGATCCTGGATGTCGCGGCCCTTGATGATTCGCCGCGGCGTCTTGGAGAATTTGGCGAACTCGCCTTTCCAAACTTCGCGCACGGCGGCCGGACAGACGATAACGATGCGGCGGGCGCCGACCTTGTCCATGGCGGCTATGGCCTGAGCGGACTTCCCTAAGCCCATCACGTCGAACAGTGCTGCTCGATCGCGCTCAGCCAGGAACGCAGCGCCGACGCGCTGGTAAGGCAGCAGCGGTAAGATCACGTTCGCCCCGCCAGTTCTTCAACCCTGCTCACTGGCGTCTCCTGGTTTTGGGGTTGTCGGCGAGGGCTTGGCGGACTTCTCCCACCGTGAAAATCGCCGGGCTGGCAGGCTTTGATTTCTTCGGGGGTTAGGGTGGTCATATTTCCTCTAATTGGACCCAGACGCCGTAGGTCGGTCCATAGGCCTTGATGATAGACAGGTGCGCGATCGCCGCGTCGTCCCGATAGGCCAGGCCGTTCAAGGCGTCGCACAGGATCTTGGCCACGTTGTCGGCGTCGGGTTTGACGGTGTGCCACACAGCGGCGTCGCGCTTGGCCTTAGACCAGCTCGCAGGCTTGATCCAATAGGCCGTGGCGGCCATGCGCAAGGCGCCGGCCAGGGGCGTGCGGTCCTTCATGACCGCTTCAATGTGCTCACGGATCGAGTGCTTATAACTGACGGCCGCCGGCGGATCGATCGCATGGCCGGACGCGCGAACGAACCGCGGCCGGCCGGCGCCGTGCGGTTCGCCTGGAATGAAGAATGAAAGCTCAGTCATCAGTCCGTAACCACTTCCATGTCGTCAGGTAGTTCGCGTGTTTTGACACACGTCTCATCGGTCAAGGTGTTCTCGCTTAGCAGCCACCAGCGCTTACCGTGCGAACTCTCGCCATCGACGATCCATAGTGTGCTCTCGCACTTCGGGCACGGCCCAACGTCGGTTACCCAATCCAACGGACGGACCTGGCGCAGCGCTTCAGACATAGAAAAGGCTCCCAAGGTTTTACGCTTAGGAGCCTAAACCTATGTCGGTGGATCGGTCAAGATAGAAACTCGATTTCCTCCACGGTGTCGGTCGCCAGGGCCAGCCAGGCTTTCAGCTCGGCCAGCAGGGCCGCGCGTTGCGCCGGGCTGAGCTTCTCAGGAAGCCGGCCGCAGCGGTAGGCCTGCACCGTGGGCTTAGCCAGGCCTGTGATCTCCGACAGCTCGGGATCTGTCCAATTGGTTATCAGGCGGACTTTCTGCAGGATCGAGGTCATAGCCAGCCTATGGCGTGCAGGGTGAGGTCCAGCAGGGTCAGCAAGGCCGCCCCTACCAGAACGTCAAACGCCAGGCGCCAGAACGCCAGCCAGTTGACGCGCCTGGGCGGCATGTCCTGAACGAAATGGCCGCGATTGCGCGGCGGCATGTAGGGTTGTTTCATAGGATTCCTCGCATCGCTTCTCGCACGCATGTCAGATTGTAGACGGCGCCGTCCGCTGGCCTCAGTCCATATCGGCGCCTTTGCAGCCCGCCAGGTAGGCCCCCGCCAGGTAGGCCCCCGCCAGGTTGGCCCCCACCAGGCAGGCCTCCACCAGGTTGGCCCCCTCCAGGTTGGCCCCCTCCAGGTTGGCCCCCACCAGGTTGGCCCTCGCCAGGTTGGCCTCCGCCAGGTTGGCCCTCGCCAGGTTGGCCCCCTCCAGGTTGGCTCCCTCCAGGTTGGCCCCCGCCAGGTTGGCCTCCACCAGGTTGGCCCCCTCCAGGTTGGCCCTCGCCAGGTAGGCCCCCGCCAGGTTGGCCCCCGCCAGGTTGGCCCCCGCCAGGTAGGCCTCCTC